TACATTTTATTTCACGCACAACACGGACACATTCACGCGGCAATGTAGCATTGCGCAACGCTGCAACGTGACCCCACGGGGGCATAGTAAAAAAGCACGCGCACCTGTGTGCGCACGCGCGTTGTATGTGTGTTAATTACTACTATCACACACACGGAGAGAACATGGCTAAGATACCCAGAGCTAAGATTGACAGGGTAGCATCTGATGTGATGCAGGGTTATACGCTTGTGAAGGCATGTGAGCGTAACAAGGTGTCAAGGGCTACGCTGTATCGCAGGATGAATGATGACCCTGAGATTAGTAACGCTATCAAGACTGCTCAACAGCAGAGTGCTGAGAAGGCACTAGAGGATGTTGAGGCTATGTATCAGCATCAGTTGAGTGGTGAGAAGAACTATGATCCTAATGTTCTAAGGGATTATGCTTTACATGTACGTTGGAAGGTGGGCAAGGTTATGCCAGACCAGTATGGTGATAGCAAGAACCGTGCTGGTGTAGAAGTTACTGACGGTGGTGTGAAGATTATGTGGGAAGGGTGATGCAGGTAAAGATCCCTTACAAGCCTAGATCCTTACAAGCAGAAATGCACAAGAGTGTGAAGCGTTGGAATGTGCTGGTAATGCACAGACGTTTTGGTAAGACGGTCTGGGCAGTCAATCATCTCATTAGACACGCTTTGACTTGTGAGTTACCTAGGCCAAGAGTTGCTTTTGTTGCACCTACTTTTACGCAGGCCAAGCGCATAGCTTGGGATTATGTAAAGTATTATGCTTCTGTAATACCTGCTGTTAGTTTCAATGAGACTGAGTTGCGTGTAGACTTTCCAAATGGTGGCAGGCTGATGTTATTGTCAGCGGAGAACCCAGACAGTCTGAGAGGTATCTATCTTGATCTATGTGTATTCGATGAGTTTGGCATGCAAAATCCCAGGGTGTGGGGGGAGGTTGTACGTCCTGCCCTGTCTGATAGGGAAGGTGCGGCTGTATTTTTAGGCACCCCAGCGGGACATAATCATTTTTTTGATCTATTGGAACAGGCCAAGTCAGAGGAGCAAGAAGGTTCTGAGCAATGGTACTGGAAGGTAGTCAAGGCATCTGAGAGTGAACTTGTAAAGAAAGAAGAGCTAGAGGCGGCTAGGGCGCAGATGACGCCAGAGCAATACGAGCAAGAGTATGAATGTTCGTTTACCGCTGCTATCATAGGTGCCTATTATGGAAAGCTGCTTTCTGATGCCGATGATAACGGAAGGGTTACTAGGGTTCCATATGACCCTGCTTATCCTGTGCATACCGCATGGGATCTGGGTATAAACGACTCAACAGCTATTTGGTTTGCGCAAGTATTTAGAGGCGGCTCGATTAATGTTATTGACTACTATGAAAACAGCGGTGTTGGGCTGGATCACTACGCTGAAGTATTACGTCAGAAAGATTACCACTACGGCGATCACCTTGCTCCGCACGACATTGAAGTAAGAGAGCTTGGTTCTGGCAAGTCTAGGCTAGAGACTGCGTTCAGTCTTGGCATACGCTTTCGTGTTATTCCGAAGATGAAGATAGCAGACGGTATCAACGCTGCACGCATGATGCTGCCCAAATGTTTCTTTGACAGGGAGAAAACATACGATGGCTTGGAGATGTTACGACAGTACAGGCAAGAGTGGGATGAACGCAAAAAAGTTTTCAGAGATCATCCAAGACATGATTACACGAGTCACTCTGCGGATGCGTTTAGGTATCTGGCTGTTGGGTTGGAGAATAGACAAGCTGTGCTTCGCCCTCCGCAGAAAATGGCGATGAACGAATACAACCCATTTACGCTATGATGGACGAAAGAGAGCACATACTAGAGTTGGTCGAGAGTAGCGAGTACCACCAGTGGTGGGGGGAGGAAGAGTTTGAGAACTTTGTAGAGCAACCGATGCGCCTAGATCAGTATGTGCTGATGGATGAGGGCTTTGCAACTTGGGGATTTCCAAACGAGTGGCAAGTGCAAGATTACCTGCTAGAAAATAAGTTTCCTGTGGATGGGTTTGATGGCGGGGGAGATACAGTTTGGATAGTAGACTTTATTTGTTTGCAAGGAAAGAGTAGCATAGCGCGTATAATGCGACACATACGAGATCATCTGGTGCAAAGCGGTCATGACAAAGCGTTATGGTTGCGCACTGAGACAGGCAAGATAGGCTGGTACAAACTGAAGGAGATCCATAATGGGTAGTGGAGGATCAGGCACAAGCGGTGGTGCTACGAACATAGGCGGCACACAACCTATAAGGTCTACTGGCGCACCAAGGCGCACACAAGGGCAACGCTTTCGAGATGATGCCGCACAGGCAATGGTAAGAGAACAGCAGCAACGTGGCAGAAATCCAGTTGGGGGAATGAACTTAACTGCGGAAGAAAGACGTATGCGTGCGCCGCAACGCGGTCTTGCACCAGGAGATGTTTTGGCAACGATTGGTTCAAGTGGCTTTGGGCAAGTGGCATCGGCAAGACTAGCTGGCAGAACAGATATATCAAAAGAGCAACTTGGGGATTTGGCAACACGCACAAACATTGGACAGTTACCAGCAGGCAGGGTGTCAGTGCCAGGTGTTGGTAGCGCAGCACTCAATGTTTTAAATGTTATAGGTCAAAGATCAGCAAAAACAATTCTTGATAAAATCATAGAAGGTGGTGAGCCAATTACTGACTCAAGTGGTAGAGTTGTTGGTGCGAAGGGAGAGTCAGGAACCTTCAGCGTTGCGCCGCCTGCTGCGCCTTCTGTTTCGCCAACAGGCAGAGATGAGCCACAAAGGTCAGACATCACACCAGAAATAACACCAGAGGTAACGCCAGAAAGAGATGACGCGCCTCTTGCCACAAGGGGCAGAACAGCTTTCACAAGAGATAGGCGCAGAACACGCGCTGCAAGGTTTGGTCAAGCTGGTTTTGGTGAAGAAGGTATTTTGCTACGCGGTGCATCTAGTTCATACGGAGGATAGATATGTCATTTTTAACACCAAGAATACCCGCGCCACCACCACCACCAGAGCCACCAGCTATGCCAGATCAAACAGATATGGCGCGTGCATCTGCAAGAGCAGAGGAGGCTATGGGCGCAAGAGTGCGCAGACGTAAGGGCAGGGGTTCAACTATTGTTGCTGGCGCACTTGGTGACACAGCTACAGGACAAACACCAACCTTGTTAGGATAAAATCATGGATGCCATCAAAGAAATAGTCTCACGCTATGACTATATGGAAATGCGCAGAGGCAACTGGGATACACACTACCAGGAACTTGCCGATTACATGCTGCCAAGAAAGGCAGACATTGTGCGCAAACGCAGCCGTGGCGAAAAGCGCATGGAGCTTATCTTTGATGGCACTGCACTGCAAGCTGTAGACCTTTTGTCTGCATCCCTTCATGGCATGCTTACGAGTGGTGCAACGCCTTGGTTTCACCTTGCGATGAAAGACCCAGACATTGGGCGCAACGATGATGTACAGCGGTGGCTAGAGGATAGTAGCAAGCGCATGATACGCGCTTTCAATCAATCAAACTTTGAGACTGAGGTGCATGAGTTATATGTAGACCTGGTTGTGTTTGGCACAGGCTGCATGTTTGTCGAGATGGATGGCAGTGAGCTACGATTTAGCACACGCCACATATCAGAGTTTTACATTGCAGAGAACCAGTTTGGTCTGGTTGATACTGTTTTCCGTAAGTACAAGATACCAGCGCGGCAAGCAGTGCAAAGGTTTGGCTTGGAGAATGTTGGCGAGTTTATTGCCAAGAAGTTTCAAAAGAATCCTGATGAAGATGTCACTATGTTGCACGCTGTGCTACCGCGCACAGAAAGAGATCCGCAAAAGGTAGACAATCTCAACATGCCATTTGCTTCTGTTTACATCTGTATGCAGACAAAGATGCCTGTAAGCATTAGTGGCTTTGAGGAGTTTCCGTATATCGTGCCACGTTTCTTGAAAGCCACAGGTGAGGTGATGGGAAGATCACCAGCCATGATTGCGCTGCCTGATGTAAAGATGCTGAACCTAATGTCAAAGACAATCATACAGGCTGCACAGAAGATGATTGATCCACCTCTGTTAGTACCAGATGATGGGTTCATGCTGCCTGTACGCACACAACCTGGTGGTTTGAACTTCTTTAGAAGTGGCACAAGGGATACCATTACGCCACTCAATACAGGTGCAAACATACCTATTGGGTTGTCGATGGAAGAGCAAAGACGCGCCGCAGTGCGTTCTGCGTTTTATGTTGACCAGATATTGTCAGCAGCAACACCAAACATGACAGCAACAGAAGTTGTGCAAAGGCAAGAGGAGCGTATGCGTGTCATTGGTCCTGTGCTTGGCAGACTGATGAATGAAATGTTGCGTCCTTTAATCGACAGAACATTTGCTTTGATGCTACGCGAAGAGATGCTTGCGATACCACCAGAGTCATTGCAGGGCAGAGATATTGATATTGAGTATGTATCGCCTCTTGCACGCGCACAAAAGTCAAGCAGCCTCAACAGCACCATGAAGGCTTTGGAGATATTGTTGCCGCTTTCACAGAGCTTGCCTGTTGGAGACCACCTCAACCCAGATGGCTTGGTCAATCATGTTGTTGATACACTTGGCGTGCCAAAAGAAGTGCTGTTCCCGCAGGCACAGATTGAGCAAACAAGACAGCAACGTGCAGCTATGGAAGCAGAACAGATGCAACGTCAGCAAGATGCAGAGGATGTATCTAATGTAGCGCAAGCAGCACAGGCTGTACGGATGGTAAATAAATGAACAAAGAGATGATGAAGTTGCGCCAGATGTACTCTGATACATTTAGCACAGAGACTGGCAAGAAACTTTTACACGATCTTGAGATGCGTTGTAATTACAATGCCTCAAGTTTTGTGGCTGGAGATACAAACGCCACATCCTACGAAGAGGGCAAACGTGCTGTTGTCCTTTACATTCACAACATGATGAAAGAGGAATAAATGTCAGAACAAGTAGCTGAACAGGTAGCCCAGCCTGAGTTGCCAACGCTGGAAACACCAGCAGAGGTAGCACAAGGCGGGTCTGGTAACGACTTCTTGAGTTTGGTTCCAGAAGAACTGAGGGATCACCCAAGCCTATCGCCAATCAAAGATGTGCCAAACCTGGCGCGTTCATACATAAACGCACAGCGTTTGATCGGCACTGATAAACTGCCACTGCCAGCAAACCCCACAGATGAGGACTTGGACAATATCTTTGGACGTTTGGGTAGGCCAGAGCAGCCAGACGGATATGCCATACAAGCTGATGGCAACATTCTTACAGAAGATGACACAACAAGATTTAAGGAAGCTGCACACGCTCTGCGTCTTACTCCAGACCAAGCAACTGGTATTTTAAATTACTATTTGTCGGAAGCATCAAACTCTGCTGAAGGTATGCAGGTTGCCATGAAGGAACAGGCAGAGCAGACAGAGGCATCGCTACGTCAAGAGTGGGGTCAAGCATATGATACCAAGTTACAGGCTGCACAGTCAGCTATCAAAGAGTTTGATGGTGATGGCGTGCTTGGGATGGACCTAGCTGACGGCACAAAGGTGGGCAATCATCCTGCGTTTGTCAAAGTGTTTGCTGCTATTGCCGATTTCAAAAAGACAGTGACAAGTGAGGACTCTATTGCAGAGCCAGCTATGGCAAATGTAATGACAAGGCAACAAGCACAAGCAGAAGTTGATGCAATCATGCGTTCACCAGAATACACAGACAGAAAGAATGTTGTGGCGCGTGAGCGTGCCATTGCGCGTGTATCAGAACTGATGAGCATGATACATGACTGAACAAGAGGAAATTGACTTGCGTTTAGAGTGTTTGCGTATTGCCATTGAGTTTGGTACACAACGTGATATGATGGAACCTGACCAACTTGCAGAAAAGTATTACAAGTGGGTCGTGCAGGGTAGCGGTGAGGACCGTCCTGCTGACAATTCGGAAAGACGAAAGCCCGATGCTGGCAAAAAAGCTAGGAGTGTCCGAAAGGGTAGCACGCCGCGATTAGTGTAAATGTCAACGTAGAACAGGAGGTAGGCTAATGTCTACTCAAGTAACTACGGCATTTGTGCAACAGTATTCTGCAAACGTGCAGATGCTATCACAGCAGATGGGTTCTCGTCTGCGTGATGCGGTGCGAATTGAGAATGTTGTTGGTAAAAATGCCTTCATAGACCAAATCGGAGTCGCAACTGCTGCCCTGCGTAGCAGCCGTCACGCCGATACACCACAAATGGACACACCTCATGCGAGGCGGCGTCTTTCCCTAGCGGATTATGAGTATGCAGATCTGATCGACGATCAGGACAAAGTGCGTATGCTTATTGATCCAACATCATCTTATGCACAGGCAGCAGCCGCTGCTATGGGTCGTGCGATGGACGATGTGATTATAACTGCCGCTACAGGCACAGCCTCTACTGGTGAGACTGGATCTGGCAGTGCAACACTGGATGCAACAGCCAACTCTGTTGGTTCATCCTCATCAAACGATGGCCTGACTATCGCCAAGCTCACAGAAGCAAAGCGTAAGATGGACCTCAATGATGTTGACCCATCAATCCCACGCTACATTGCTGTAGGGCCAAAGCAGATTGAAGATTTGCTTGGCACAACACAGGTTACTAGCTCGGATTTCAACACAGTCAAAGCTCTGGTACAGGGTGATGTGGATACCTTTATGGGCTTCCAGTTCATCATGACCAATAGGTTGTCTGTAGACAGCAACGACATCAGAACATGCTTTGCATGGGCTGAGGATGGTTTGACCCTTGGTGTCGGTAAAGACATTGCTGCACGCATTGATGAACGTGCTGACAAGGGATATGCAACCCAAGTTTACTATTGCATGAGCATCGGAGCGGTGCGCATGGAAGAGTCAAAGGTTGTTCAAATCTTCTGTGATGAAACCCCAGACTAAGAGAGGAGTAGAAAATGGCTAATGTAAATACGACTCTCGTATCCAACTTGCTAGCACTGCCCCAGGTGGCATCACCATCTAGGACTCTGCATGGCACTAAGCGGGTTGCAATGGGTACAATCGCACTGGCTGCTGGAGATCTTTCAGCAACAGACACAGTGATGCTTGCGCCTATTCCTTCAAACGCAGGGATCGTGAGCATCAAACTTTTCAATGATGACCTCGACTCTGGCACAACCAACACTTGCGATGTTGGCATTTATTCAGAGAGTGACGGTACATTTACCGCGCTTGATGATGATGCTTACGCATCTGCAATCACTGACCTACGCGGTGCTGTAGGTGGTGTTGGTACTGATGTCACGTTTGAAGCGCGTAACATCAACCTGCTTGGTCAACGAATATGGGAAGATGCAGGGCAGTCATCAGATCCAGGTGGCTACCTTTTCATCGGCCTTTTGTTCGATGCGGCAGGTGATACGGCAGGTGATCTTTCATTCGTGATTGAGTACGTTGTCAACTAAACAACAGAGGGGGCGGCAACGCCCCTTCTTCTCTGGAGGGTGACATGCCATCGGTTGTGGATATTTGTAACGAGGCAATGGATTTGTTGGGTGCCGCCACTATCACTGCCCTCACAGAAAACTCTAAAGAAGCAAGATTGTGCAATCGCAGGTTTGAAACTGTAAGAGACTCAGTGTTGCGTGCGCATCCTTGGAACTGCGCGATCACAAGAGCAACGCTTGCACAAAACAGTGATGCGCCAGCTTTTGGCTTCAACTTTCAATATAACTTACCTTCAGATCCGTTTTGTCTGCGCGTGTTGTCGTTTTGGAATACAAACGTAGACAATGAGCTATCCGCATATGATAGCAACATCATGTTCAAGATTGAGGGGCGCAGGGTTCTAAGCAACGAAAGCACATGCAAGATTATCTATATATCTAGGGTCACTGACCCAGAACAGTTTGACAGTCTGCTTTCATCTACGATAGCGCATCGTCTGGCCTCTGAGACAGCCTATGCAATCACAGGCAGCAACAGCGTGGCACAAGCTATGGTTGCGCTGTATGACGCACGACTCAAAGAAGCGCGTAGCATGGATGCTATGGAAGGATTCCCAGACCAAATACGGGCAGATGAGTTTATAAATATAAGGTTCTAATATGGCGCGTGTATCAACGATTATAACAAACTTTCGCGCTGGAGAGTTTTCGCCAAGGCTTGAAGGCCGTATTGATCTTCAAAAATACAACGAGGCGGCAAAAGAACTTACCAACATGATAAGTTTTCCACAGGGTGGCATTACACGCCGCCCTGGTTCTTATTTTGCTGGCGCGTCAAAGGCTGGCGGCAAAGTGCGCCTTGTAAACTTTGAGTTTAGTGATGAGCAAGCATATGTTCTGGAGTTTGGTGAAAACTACATACGCTTTTTCAAAGACGAGGGCATACTTACTGAAACTGCCAAAAACATCACGGCTGTTACGCAGGCAAACCCAGCAGTCGTAACGTCAAGCTCTCACGGTTTTTCCAACGGTGACAAGGTGTTTATCACTGGCGTTGTTGGGATGACAGAGATCAACAACACAGAGTTTACCGTAGCTGGCGCAACAACAAATACCTTTGAGCTTTCTGGAATCAACAGCAGTGCGTTTACAGCTTACAGTTCCGCTGGCACAGTTGGAAAAATAGTAGAAGTTACAACTACTTACACAGAAGCGCAGGTGTTTGAGTTGAATCATGTGCAGTCTGCTGACGTTTTGTTTCTTGCGCACAAGGACCATGAGCCAGCAAAGCTAACTAGAACAACTGCAACCAGCTTTACATTATCTGACATTGATTTTATTGATGGCCCCTATGAGGATGAAAACTCTACGACTACAACCATAACATCAGATGCAAACACTGGCACAGTAACGCTCACTGCATCTGCCGACTTATTTGACGCATCAAAAGATGTTGGTTCTATATTCCGGTTCCGTGATGTTATTGAGGTTTCTCACCCAGCGTGGGCAACTGGTGACACATACTCACAAAACGACATCGTGCATCACAACGGCAATGTTTATAAGAAAACAGACGCAGGATCTAGCGAGTCAACTGGCGCACAAGCCCCCGTGCATCTGTCTGGTTCAGAGGTTTACGGTAATCACACATGGCAGTTTCAGCACAATGGCACTGGCTTTGTGAAAATTACCGCTGTGACTAACGCAACAACAGCAACGGCAGTAGTACAGAACAGCGGCACAAACAGTGTTATAGACAACCTTGTGCTGCCTAAAAACGCAACAGATGGCACGACTAGATGGTCAAGGGGCGCGTTCAGCATTAGAAACGGCTTTCCTCGCGCTGTGGCCTTCTATGAGCAGCGTTTGTACTACGCAGGTACCACAGCCCAGCCACAGACCATCTTTGGCTCTGTAAGCGCAGATTTTGAGAACCATACTCCTGGCACCACAGATGACGCAGCTATCAATGTAACGATTGCGTCAGATCAGGTGAATGTCATCAAGCATTTGTTACCTGCGCGTTTCTTGCAGATATTGACTACAAGCTCTGAGTTTACCTTGTCTGGTGGTGCTGGTAGTGAGCCTGTGACGCCCACCAACGTAAACGTGCTAAGAGAGACAACCTTTGGCAGCTCTGATGTGCGTCCATTGCGTGCGGGGAACAGCACCATCCTTGTGCAAAAGGGTTCTGAGAAAGTCAAAGAGATTACCTTTGATCTTGATACAGACGGTTTGTTGGGAATTGATCTGACCGTTTTGGCAGACCATGTAGCGCGTGGCGGTCTTACAGATATGGTTTGGCAGCAAGAGCCAGAACTTATCCTATGGTTCGTGCATACCGATGGCACGCTTGTTGGCCTTACATACGACAGGGCAAACGGCGCAGTGGGCTGGCATCAGCATGTCTTGGGCGGTGTAAGTGCAAACTGCACAATAACTGTAAGCGATTATGCAAACATAGCTGTTGGCACAACACTTACATTTACTAAGAGTGATGGCACGACTGTTACATTTACATCAGAGGCTGCTGGTAGCTCAGACCCAGCGTCATCAACAGGTTTTCGCCCGAATACATCAAATAACGTAACAGCAGACAATATCTTTACCGCTATCAATGCGCATGATGATTTTGTAGTTGCAAATCCAAGTGCAGCAGTTGTTACTGTGCAGGAAAGCAGCCCAACGCCTGGCGGGTTGTTGTCATGTGTAAGCTCTGACACTACACGCCTTGCAACAACTAACGAGGCAGCACCGATAGTAGAGAGCATAACTGCAATACCAAGCGGTGCAGAAGATCAGGTATATCTGTCTGTAAAACGTATCATTAATACCAGCACTGTGCGCCACATTGTATATCTCAAGTCAGTTGATTTTGGCACGGCGGTAAGTGATGCCTTCTATGTGGACAATGGCCTCACATACAGCGGGTCAGCTACAACAACCATATCAGGTCTAAACCATTTGGAGGGAGAGGTTGTATCTATACTCGCAGACGGCGCAGCGCACGCTGTAAAGCAGGTGTCTGGCGGCAGTATAACCCTGGATGTAAGTACAACAAAGGCGCAGATTGGGTATGGTTATCAGTCGTTTGTTGAGACTTTGCGCATGGAAGCTGGCGCAGAGGACGGCATATCACAGGGCAAGATCAAAAGAATACATGGTGTTACAGCACGTTTTTTGAATAGTGTGGGCGCAGAGATTGGGCCAAGTCTTACCAGCCTAGATAGAATACCATTTAGAGATAGCAGTATGGCAATGGACGAGGCTGTGCCTATGTTTACTGGCGATAAAGAAATATCTTTTCCCTCTGGATACGACAATGATGCGCATGTAGTTGTGCGCCAGAACCAGCCATTACCTATGACAATCCTTGCAATCATGCGGAGGTCAAACACTTTTGATGCTTAGAGTGTGCAAGTTTTCAAGAGAGCATATAGATCATCTGAAGCTGATGTTTGAGTTTTCAGATGCTGGCAGGAAGGCATTGGTAGAACACAAAGATATGAACGGATATTCACTATTCGATCAAGATGAAGTAATAGGTATAGGTGGCATACACAATATATGGGATCATGTGGGTGAGGCATGGCTGCTGTTGGGCAAAGACGCTGTAACAAAACCCACATCTGTAGCAAGGCATACCGCGTATATGTTTGATTATTTGCAAGAAGAGTTTGATTACCAAAGAATACAGGCAAGTATTGCTGTAACTGATAAAACTGCGAAGCGTTTTGCTGAGTGGCTTGGCTTTCAAAATGAGGGTGTAATGAAGAAGTATGGGCCAGATGGCACAGATTATTACCGTTACGCAAGGGTGATTTAATGGTAGATCCAGTAACCGTTGCCGCAGTAGCCACAACCGCCAGCACTGTACTTGGATTTAAGGGAAACCAAGCGTCTGCAAGAGCCGCGAGGCAAACTGCTGAATACAATGCGCAGCTTGCAGAAAATGAGGCGGTTTTACTGAGAAGGTCAAAAGTGCAGCAAGAGGCAGGATTGCGTAGGCAGTCAGATTATTTTGCTAGCACACAAAGAGTTGCCATAGCTAAATCAGGAATTGAGGCCAGTGGTAGCCCCATGCTGGCTCTTGCAAACACCTATTTTAACACAGAAGAGGACGCCATGCGTATTCGATATGCTGGAGATATTGAAGCCATGAGCAAAGAGGCTGAAGCAGCAATGTCCAGGGCCACAGGCAGGGCAAGAGCAGCATCATTCCGCACGGCGGCATTTCAAAGTCTCTTGCAGGGAGCTTCTGGTGTGTCTGGGGCGTATCAGCAAGATAGTTTGCTTGGCCTACAAAAAGATTATTACAAACAAAGGTTGGACTGATGTGATGCCAAAGATTCCGCTTTACAATAGAACAGGGCAGCCAACTCAAGAGCTTGCGACAGGGAACCTAGGACCACGCGCATCAATAGATGCCTTTGCGTCACCAAGTCAGGCAGTGGCACGTCTCGGGCAAACTATTGGCAGGGCTGGTGCGCAATACTCAGATCAAATGAATGAGTTTGAATCTCAAAAAGCAAAGATACAGTTTGAGTTTGAAAAGGCAGAACAAGACGCTGAGACTGAAAAAGTCTTTGATGAGACATTGTTGGATTACAACCAAAAAAGCTCTGACCTTAGACGCGATAATTTAGACACGACAACTGGCGGGTTTCGCGCAGTGCATGATGAATTTAACACGAGGTTTCTGCAAGACATTGATGCGCGAACAGATTTAGCGGAACGTCAGAAAAGAACAATTAAAAGTAAATTGATGCCTACCCTTATAAGTGAAATGGGCAAGGGCGAAAAAGAAGCGTATGGGCGTGGCCGTGTCGTCAGGGGTCAAACAAAGGACCAGTCCATACAAAACAAAATTGAAAATGCAACTCAATATGGCCCAAACCACCCAGAACGAAAACGCCTTACAGCGGAAATTGAGCAGGACATACTGCGTGCAGAAAGAGACAATTTAAAAATTAGATTTTCTGTTAACTCAGTAAAAACTGCGTTTGAATTAAAGGATTATCAAACAAGGATAATTGCATCGCAAACATCTGAAGATGTTGATAATATTCTTGAAGATATAAACAAATCTAAAACTCTTGGTTATCAGTCTAGGAATTCTTTGACAAGCCTAAGCAAAACAAGAAAGGCAGAGATAAGAGGTGATGCAGAGGAGTCGATTTTAGGTGGCATACAAAGATTAGATGTTTCGTTTGAGGATCAAGATAAGTTACAAGCCGCAGCAAGAAGCGGCGGTGTTTTCATTGGTGTGGACGACACTGGTTCTGAAGTCGTTCTTGATTTTAGCGTCCTTGATGAAGGCCAAAGACAGAATGCTGAGTTTACAACAATACCAAAGTATTTCAGGGACATAGAAGATAGCATATCACAAGACCTAGTAAGCACTGCCTTAGATAATTTTGACGTTTCTGAGGAGCAGGGTATAGATGAGTTTGCTATTTATTATTCTGACGAAGCAAGGGCGTTGCATAATAAGACAGATACAGAGCTAGCAGAGATTGGAGTTGAGACTGCAAAGCAGATTGTAAATGATGTATCAAACAACATTACCAGTGGAGACTTTGATGCTGGTGTTGCGGCTTCTAGGCTACAAGCTATGGAAAAACTTTTGTCTACAGAGTTTGGTGGCAACAAGCCATTTATTGAAAATGTAGCCCTTAAAAATGATGCACAAAACGTCATGTCTAACATAGCAAGCGCAAGAAAGTCTTTGGCAACCGCTGCAAAGAAACAAAACAAAATTATCAATGCAGAGCAAGCGTTTGTAAGAGGCACTGTTGATCTTGAGTCTCAAGCATTAGATCTTTCCGAAACAGAAAAGCAGCAAGCAATCACGAATGTTTTAGCAAGACAGCCAGACATACAGGCGCAGCTTCAGTTGTTGCAAGAAAATGGTGTATCCTCAGAACAGTTTAGTAAAATACTTGTAAGGGGGATTAGTCGTCTTTCAGATGTAAATAAAACAGAGTTGGACGATGACGACAGGCAAGCAATATCTTTGTTTGAAAACATGCAAGTAAGGCCAGGGATGTTAAACAATCATCTTAAGGGTGATGACCTTAGACGCTGGAAAAGTTTTGGTATTTTGAGCGACATCTATGGGTTTGAAGGCGCGTTGCAGCAAATGAAAACACAGCGTGACGAGATAGATGTAAACATCAGAATGGCTGATATAGAAAATCAACTTGATATTAGCATAGATAAGGTTACAGATGAGCCGTGGTACAAATTTGACCTAGACCCCCCACAAAATGTTGGAGACATGCTTCTAGGCATAAAAAACCTAACACGAGAATATATACGAATGAACATTCCGTCTGATGACGCGCTGGAGCAAGCTGCCGCAGATTACTTTGAAAGCCATCAGTTGGTGCGAAATC